CACGGGACTCCATAGAGCCCGAGTGAGGCAAAAGGCTTCTTGCGGTGGTAGTAGGGGGAAGGATAATCGTACAGCGTCACTCGGTTAGAGCGAATGAAGATTCTGCCGCGGGGATACAGTTTCTTTCCCGGCTTGACCCAATATCCCCATGCAGCCCCCTTCGGCCCCATCCAAACTTGCTCGCGGCCTTCATTGATCGAATCGTCTTTCCGATGGAACTCCTGCACCTCGGCCTGGGGGAAGTTGCTTTCATAGGAGGTCTTGTCCCCGGCTCCCAAGAGTCTCTTCATACCCGGCGATAACGGGGGATACAACTGCGGGCTGACCCCGATGGGACTCTGAACATCAATCGTGTACCGGCTTTTCGTCTCTTCGGCTTGGACGTACTTTCCCATTGTCGGGTAGGCCCGCCGAATCCACGCCAGCGTCCGCATCCTCCGGTAGACAACACACTCATCTTCCTGAAGGTCGTCGCCCATCCCCAACCGCAGAATCGAGCTTGGCGGCAGGGCTTCAAGCGCCAAGTCTCCATCTTCGGGATCTCCGCTGTCTCCCCTAGCAAACGGATTCCAATAGAGTTTGGCCGGCGCCGAAGTGAACATCGCCCACATAATGCAGAACGCCATCCGGCGCTCGTACCCGGAGGTCGATACCCACCCTTTGTTGAGGTTGTTGAGAATCTTCTGAATGTCAGAGTATTTTCCGTCGTTGGCTATATCGACGATGTGAGAGGTGGGACGAATATCCGTGATGAGCCCAATCGTCTCCCAAAACATCGACAGGAACTCATTGGATACCGGCTTCGCCCGGTAGGAAGGCATGGCATCCTTCCACTGCATCCCTACCAGATAGTCGAGGGCGTTTTGAATGTCCTTGAGTTCGGGGACGTTCTCTTGAAGGGCTGTCCCTTCCTCTACGGCCGCATCACACCAGTCGTTGAGTTGGGTGTAATACTCCCGGCGCGAGGTGGTTCGTTTGTCGTCCTCGTCCGGCTTCGGCCTTATCTCCGGGAAGTCTTCTATCACCTTGGACCGTCCTTAAACCCAGTTCTCTCGAATGACCATCTGAATCCGATCCTCAACCCACACCTTGAGGGGCATGGGAGGCTCTGAGTTCTTCGCCTTGTCTTTAGCGGCCTCGTACTGGTCACCGAGGTCTACCACAACCCGCCCCGGTGAACGGCTCTCGTATGCCTTCAGGTCTTCCATGGCCGCCGTAGCCTCAGCCTTGGCCTCATCCACTTTACACATCTTAGCCCATACCACGCCAACAAGTTCACTGGAATTTGCAAACTTTTGGCCCAGCCGCTCGGAAAGCCGGTTCATGTCCGTCTCCCCGACAATCATTACGTCACCGTCTACCAACTGCAAAAGCACGTCCGAAACCTTGGCTGAAACCGCCTCGTCCGTCCCCCACCGAGCCGCCAGTTCCGTCTTGATCCGGAGAGGAATCTTCAGAGTGATTGGCGCCTGTCCCTCCACCGGGGGGAACTTGGCTGGTTCTACCTTGAACTCCATCTGCGGACCATCTGCGTAGAAAGCCACCGTGTCTTCCCATCTGTGGTTTGAATTAGCTGGGCAGACCAACCTGCCCTCGGCGGCTGAAATCTGGTTCGCTTTGCCCGTCTCACGCTTGCACTTGGGGCAACTAAATTCCGTCTTCAATACTGGCATCTTTCTCCTCCTCAGATCGTTAGATTTGCAAAACCATCTTTTCCTGTTATCCGATTCTTCTTAAACGAATCGGAACCACGATGCTCCTCAATATCTCCATGCACATGCCAGATAACCCCTCTATTCCAGCACTCACGGCATATTTCAGATACTTCAACTTCGGCGCATTCTGTTAGACCTATAAACCCTCCAGGCGTGTCCTTTGGTCGAACAGCGTACAACTTCTTTTCACCCATTTTTCTCCTCCTCGATAACTACGTCGTATGTTTCTCCTGCGTGTGATCCATTCCCAGTTGCCACAAACCGGATCAAATCGTCTGGTAGAGAATCATCGTCTTGTATCTCTACTCCGTTAAAAGTTTCGTATCCTGGGCTGAATCTGGTCCTCAACTGTCTCCTGAAATACTCACCGGCTTTCTTTCCGGCAAGTATCTTTGGCTTGTCGAGTCCCCACCATGTACTTCCGAACCCCATTTGCATCTCGCTCAGTTTCATCTTTTTCCTCCTCTAACTCCAAAATTGGGAATGGTTAGTAATTCGTCTGCATCTCTTTTCTAACGGCCTCATCTACTTCCAGATCAAGCACTGGCATAAATTGAGGTTTAAGTTCTCCGCAGACCAGATGTCTGTCAACAAACACAATAAGTTCGTCGCCAATTTGCATTGACAACTGACCCACCCGATATTGTGGATCGGGAAGTTTTCTCTTATGCGGGGGAAGTTTCCTGAAAATCTCGTCGAATTGGTGCTGCCAAATCCCAATCTCTTTCATCCTCTCCTCCTTGTTTTCTCCAAAATTTGGACTCACTTCGTTTCGAGAATTTGTTTCACCTTCTCGCGTACCGCTTGACTTACTGCGTCAAGAACAGATTCATCTCCAATCGCAGAAACAATCCGCTGATAGTTCTCCTTCACGTACTGGTTGGATATTTTCTCGACGATCTCTCTGCAAATCGATTCTGTCGTGTATTTTTCTGCAAATTCATCAAAAGTAGCCACAACGGTTCTTTTGAGGTTCATCGGGTTCTCTTGCATCCTAAGCATAACTGGCATATCCCCTCCTTTACTGATAAAGCCATGCGTTCTGATCGTCCGACTCCGCTTCTTCCATCTCGGCCTCGTACAGCGCGATCGCTTCCGGGGTTATCTCCTCCGGCGCTATTCCTTCTTCGTACATCTTGGACGCCGTACCCGTCCCGTCAAACACAGGACTATAGTCGCTGTTTTGGAAATCACTAGGAACGCGCCTCTTCCCGACCCCCTTCAGATTGACGATCGCTGTCGCTCCCGATTCCCTCACAATGCTGCTGCCGATGTTCTTCTTTGACACCCGCTCGGCTTCCTGTTGAGAATTCGTCGTCTGAACGATTGTACCGAACCTGTCCAACACCTTGAATTCGTTTTTCTGCTTCGTCGATTCTTGCTGGCTCGTCCCCTCCCGCATCTCGCGGTACTCGTTCTCATGGCCGCAGTAGAGAGCGATGTGAAGAGCCATCATGTAGTCATCGTGTCCATCCATTGCTCCAGCCTCAGTGAAATCATAAAACTCGTCCACCGTGAACTTGTCTGGAATGTCAATGGATTTATCAACAAGAGACTTCGACATCTTAGACATCAACGCTCTCTTCGTTTTATCGGTTGTCCAGAATCCAATGGTATCTGTCATCCACCGAGTCATCTTGTCGAGGTGCTTGTAGCGGTAAAGATTCTCGTACTCGTACCCTCTCACCAACCTATTGTTCGTGGATATTCCCATCGAATTAACTTCAATCGCCGCCAGAGCCTCGTTATACATCCAGCAAATCGCAAACACGACTTCTGCGAGTGATTCGGGATCGATGTACCCATGCCAACAAGCCACCTGTTTATCCTGTACAAGTTCGCTGAGTTTCAGAACTTGGCAGCAAGAGTAATCCCCTCCATTTCCGAGGCTGACATCCACGCCTACAACATAAGATGCTCCTACCTCTGGAAACTCCCATACATGGAACCTATCCTCCCTCTTGGGGTATCTTATTCTTTGGTTCTGTTCTACCTTCCTGAGTCTAGGTTTTGGTCTTCCGATACCGAAGTCGTATTCTATCTCCCCTATGTACAGTGGTGGTCTTGTAAGTTTTGAGAGTCGGTTGATGATTCCCAGTGGATATGCAGTTGGGGCAGAGGATTGAAATGAGTCCTCAGATTTGGCTGAGTATTCCTGATTGAATTTTTTATCATCTCCATGTGTGTCGATGAACGCTTTTATGCTTTTTCTCCTCCAGTTTAGCACCTCGTCTTTGATGAAAAACTTCTCGTCTTTGAGTATCTGATCTCGAAGCAACGCCTCTTCTTCTGTTAGTACAAAGATTTCCCCTTTCGCCAGTGGAATAGAGTATGTTTTTTCTCTTCTGTAGAATGGTATGTAGATTGGGCTCCAATCAATATCCCCCGACTCCGCGGACTTCCATAGATTATGCCACGGAGTATTACGCCCTCTCGGAGTCGAAATCATTACATAGAATCCGTCTAATGAGTTCATCGTAGGAAACAAGGATTCCGTTAGGGTTTCAGGATCAACCCAAAACGCCAACTCATCCAAATGCCCCCGACCAAACGTCTGTCCTCTTCCGGCCCCGGTCGGCTTGTTCCCGTTGTCGGCATAGAGGCGAGTCTTGAGACCTGGACGAAGAAGCCTCTGCGTCTCATCTTTTTCATCAAAATCAATAAACGATCCGGCCTCCTGATAACGGATTCTTGGGCGCATCCACCACGGAAGGAAGTCGATTGCCGCAGCATACATATCGAGAATGAACCGGCTTTGCTTGGCGTCTTGAGCCACCACAATTGTATTCACATGCTCGGAGAAAATCGTCTTATGAAACAACTCCCCACTGACATAAGTGGAACCGCCCATCTGTCTAGCTTTATTGACGATTGCCTTCACACGACCATTCTTCTTCTCCAGTTTTCTGAATTCGTCGTGTAGCAACTCCTGAGAATCCCAAAACGGGTACAGACCCTTGAACCCCTCATCCTCCGTTTTGATAGCGTAGTAGTTTGATAGAAAATATCTTGTGTTGGTCATGCAGTGGAAGATTTCATCGTCTATCCATTTGCTGTCTTCTTTCTGAAGGTAATCCCTGGCTTTAGACTGGTTTCCTCCGTACTTCTGGAGGTGCATATCCAAAACCTCGATAATCTCCTCTAAGTGAGGGTTGCCACGACGAATACCCATTACTCATACCCATCCTTGTCGTCGTCGTCGTCGCCATCTCCGTCGTCGTCATTGTCTGGGGCATCGATGCTGTCGGGGACCGCTGTCACCTCGGCAGGGAGAAGATTGAACTCCTTAACCTTCTCCCTGAGTCTGCGAAGTCTTTCCTCGTAGGTCTCCGCGCTTCCGATGTTCGCCGTCTGGTTCGTCTGGTTGGCGTTCACCACCACTCCTGGCCCCTTCGGCTGCAACCCAACAATCAAATCCCTCACCAACCGTGCGCCCTCGAGCCGCGTCGTCTTGTCCTCCACCGTCACATACTCGTCCTTCCCGGTCTTGAGGTTCTTCTTCATCACAAGCTCGGTGGAGGTGAGTAACCCATTGATCGTTTCCTTCGCCTGGGGGATGGTCGAGATCACCAGATCCCGAACTGCCAACTGCAACTGGCCCTCGCTGTTTTGGTTCTCGTACATCTCGATCGACCTGATCGAATCCTTCACTGTTGCCAGCGAGACGTGCTCCGCCTTCGCTATCGCGGCCGGGTCCATCACCTTCGACTTGATGTAGCGCATCAGGTGACGAGCGTCGGTCTTCCCCCTCTTGGCGAGTGCCTTGCTCATACGCTGGGCGCTTCCTCTGGTTTGATTTCCGGCTGGGGCGCTGCAAACTTCTCCGCTTTCATTTTTTCAACAAGAGAATACAGGCGGTCGTTTGAATGACGGAGGTTTGTGTTGGATAAGACCAATATCTCATTGGCTGATCGAAGTATGTCGTTATCCTCCACTAGCTTCTTGTAGTCCGCAGGAGGGAGAAGGTGGTGATCTTTAGAGGAGTAACTGTTGTCCTCAAGAACCTTTCTGGCCTTGCGTGGGAGTTCCCCTCTTATGTCGTCGATAACAGTATCAACTTCCTCTTCGACGCTCGGAGATAAGAGGCCGAATTTCACGTACTGGTCTCGCACTCTAACGATCAAGAAAATCAGTCGGTCACGCTGGCTTTTGAGTTCCCTTCCCGCGTCCGTTACCGAAAACAACAAATTTGAGAATTTCTCCGTGATACTCATAACCGATTCCTCCTCAGTCCAAAATTTGGACCTGCAATATGCCCCCCCCCCGGAGCAGTGGGTTACTACACGTTCGCCGTCACTCCCGGTGGGTTCTCCATCGGATCTGCCTCCGGGCCGGCCGCGTGACCTTGGCCGCGGATTAAGTCGATCGCTTCCATCTCGGCCAACTCTTCGTCAGGGGTGTCGATCACCTCTGTATCGCTCTCCTCTGCGTCAGGAACGTCTGTAGCGGCCACAAAGGGAGCCCACGCGGGAAACTGCGGCAGTGGACCTCCTCTCGGATTTTGCGGAGCCGCTGGCGCCCCTGGATTAGCCTGAGAGCCGTCTCCTGGCGTCCCGCCGACCATCGCCGTCCGCAAGAACTCCAACTCCCCAGAGAACCGATGGAGAGCCACAGCGACCTCTTGGTTCGACTTCACCAACTTCGGGATGCCTCCGAGGGCCGCCGTGAGAGTCGATGCGCCCTTACCGATCCTCCACGCCAGTTTGAAGGTTGCGTAGGTTGCTGCCAGAATCACCGCGCCGGCCAGACCGCTGAGTATCTGGTTCATCACACCCTCGATTCAGGAACCTTGACCTCGGTCCCGTCTTTCCGAATCCCCTTCATCTCCGCGTTCACATACACCCTCGTCTCGAAGAAGTAGGAGCAGCCGCGCTCTTCGTTATTGCACTCATACCGCAATGCTTCCACTCCACGCCGGCCCATCTTCACCGTCATATTCATTGGATTTCCACAGCCGCCGCAAATGACCGTTCCACCGTCAATCGGCGACTGCTCAGGAATGCTGTGCTTGGGTACTGGTTGATCTGCCATGTCCGTTTCCTCCACACGGGAATCCAGTCCCGTCCTGTTTGAATGTGCGTTTCCACTGGTGGAACTGCTCCAACACCTTAGCCTTGTCTACCACGCTTGCCCTGTCTAAAAAGAATGTCCCCTTGAGGTGATCGACCTCGTGCTGGACCTTCCTTGCGTCCCCGCTCGTGAATTGCCAGTCTCTCACCCTATCGGGTTCTTCGATCGTACTCGCCACCACGTTGATGAATTGCATCCTTGCCGTTGGACAATAGTTTCCTCCTGGCGGGCAACTTATGCAGCCTTCAGGATAATCCGTCTCCGCCCCGTACATCCGTTCGATCTTTGGATTCAACAGGGTTAACTTTTTCCCTCCAGCCAGCCGTACAACAATCATTTGCATCGGAAACCCTAACTGCGGAGCGGAAAGCCCAGTAATCCCGTACTGGTTGATAACTGCAAGCATACACTCTTCAACTTTACAGAGATACTTCATCTCCTCCGAGTTGACGATTTCAATTTCCGGGTATTCGGATTGTGAAACCATCTCAGACCCGTAGAAGAAGAGCTTCATCTATCGCGCTCCCAAAAGGCTTTGAATCTCCCACCATGCTGCTTTCAGCCGCATCATAGATCGACGATACTTGCCGAATCCGCATATCTCGTCTGCTCGTTCACGCCATTGGTCGGTCAGGTGTGCTTTCACTTCGCACCTGCTTTCTGGCCGCGCAGGAATCCACGGCTCTCGGCTTCGATAATGAGTTTGTCTAAGTTGCCACCGGACAGAAGGTCTTTAATCCCTTCCGAGACTTCCGGCTCCGGCGCTAGGTACATCCGGCGCTGCCACTCAACGGCAGAATACTCGCATACGGCTTTCCACCCGTCGCCTCGATAATCCGCCCACAGGTCTTTAAGTTGCTCCGGAGTCGGCACAATCGGGTTCTCTGCCTGCCAGCGCAGAGCCGCTTTGAGAATCACTTTCCGGCACACATCACGGCTTTGGCCATCACACAAGTACTCCTCTTCGGCTTCTTCTGCTGCTTGCTTCATGCCTTCCGGTACTACGTATCGCTTGTAGCTCATCCTCAATCATCCTCCTCAAACTCTCCTTGGTCCCGCATTTCCTCGCAGAACTTGTGCGCCGCCTTGCTGAAAGCCGCAAACGCATCCCCTCCAACCGTCCCTGGTACGTCGCCCATGCCGGTCAATGGAACACCATGACTTCCGATCCCCTTGCCCTCGCCGATGAATGACACTTGTGGTTTGTTGGACTTCCCGCTCAATTCAAATATAAGCATCAGTTTGATTTTCTTTCTCATTGGACCCTCCCTGGAACCACGATCCGCCGCTGAGCCCGCTCTGCCTCAGCCCTCATCAGAACCTCCACCGCCTCCGGCACAGGTTCGGTCTGGATCTTCTTAATACGCTTGATGTCCTCTTCAATCCAACGCCCTGGACCTGCCGGCCCTATGCAGACCTCTCCGTGAAACTTACACCGGCCGCGTGTGTCACATGCACATGACTTGAACGTGTCCAGCCGATACTTGGCCTCACCCGCATAATCGGCGCCCTCCTCCCAGATCGGAGGTAAAGCATAGTCCGCGGTGAAAATCATTTCGTCAGTCCGCAAACCAACCGCCCGAATCATAAACAACTGATTTTGTCCCGGCCCAGGCGGTCCCATCGGCATGATGACCATCACGTATCCGACGCTCTTCCACGACAATTTCTCGCCGTGGACTTGTTTCTTGAACTCGACCACCTTATGCTCGGGACCGCCGCCGCATTCGGACGACACCCGGTTGATCTCCTCCACGTCCCCGCCGGCCACAGCCGCCTCCAGAGCACCGCCCAGCCCAGCCGCGAAAACCTCTGGCTCCATTGGTGCCGCTGCCTCTGCTGCCGCCTTCTCCTTACGCCTGTCAAAAAACTCGAATCCCATGACTACCTCCTCATCCCTCTCCGCGCCCTTACAAGCGCCTCTGCTACTGCGTCCAAACTATCCTCGTGGAGTCCCTTCAACCACGCATCCTCGTCCAAAACCGCTTCCACCTTTGGGTGATCCCTCCACAACATCTCCTTCGTGTGGAGTAACTCATGCACAATGCAAACTTCCAAATCGCGCCGGAAAACCGCTCGATCTTTATCTGTCTTGTCCGCTGGATGGCGTATCGAAATTTTTTGGCGATGTCTCCCCGGTGCGGTTAAACAATTTGCAAGTTGACCGTTACTCTCCTCCACTGCCATCATTCGTAACTCGAAGTCGATGTGGTCAAGCCGCAACTCCCGTTGCCAGTACCCCAAATGCTCCCGCGCAGCTGCCAGTTCTTGTTCTTCCGTCCCCATCCCTATAACCCCCTCACTCGGTCATACCCCAAAACCGTAAACACCCCGGCATCAGTCAGAGCCATTGACTTCAGGATCTTCCTCGTCTCTCGCGCACTCTTCTCCGTCCGTGCCATCACCCGTTGTGCCATATTCCGGCCAGCCGCTACGTCCCCTCGGCACACCCTGACGCAAGCCGCGGTGATTTTATCCTCAGCCGCGATTCTTTTTTCCAACTCCGTCGCGTATCCTTCCATCACCCCTCCTTAGTTCACCTGTCCCACTTTGTTCCCCATAACCGCCAGAGCCGTCTGTACTGCCTTCCGACCCTCCTCCACCATCTCCATGCTCATTTGTGCGTGTATGTCCATCACCGTCATCTTCGCTACATCCAGCATCCCCAACTTCATCACCAAGTCGTTGCAGTTCGACATCAACTCCAATCCCGACTTACTATGCACAATCACAAACACCTGTGCATCCTCACGCAACTCTACCAACTTGCCGAGGTTATCCACCAACTCCTGTACCTTGTTCCCCATTTTCCCCTCCCTCTCTCCCCCTCAAATCACCCTACACCCCCATACTCCACTTTCGCAAGTCCCGCAACTCAAAAATATCAAAATATAAAATAAAATAAATCCCCTCCTGCCTACATCAAAAATCAATGAATCGGATTTGTGCTGATGGCGTTAGTCGCCGAAGGCGACGGGGGGGAGTAGCCCCTTGCCCCCCACCTGTGCGCGTGACGTGGAGGGGCGGCGGCGCGTCGTCGGCGAGCGCGGCGCGGCGCGGCGGGCCGGAGCCGGAGCAGAGCCGGGTCAGGGCGCGAAGCTGAGCAGAGCGGAGGCCGGGTGGAAGATCGGCGCGAGTCCTGCCGGTGGGATGGTCAGCTTGTTGATGGGTTGCCGGGGGTCCAGCTTGCCGGTGGGCGCTTGCCGGGTGCCTTGCTCTCTCTCCGCTGTCCTGCATCCTCTCTGCTCTCTCCCGATGGGTGCATCTCTCCTATAAGTTGCTCTGCCTCTCCCTCCCTGCGGGGCGGCGGCTGTCACGCTGCATCGGCTCCCGGTGAAGCTGGGCGCGGTCGCCCTGCCGCTGCCAAAACTGCCATGCCATAGCCTTGCCGGGTTCCTGCCGGTCGTTCCTAGAGGCTCCTAGAGGC